AAAACGACAAGTGGGTAGGTACTGATGGGTTAACTGGCCAAACAAAGAACTTCAACGCAGAGGGATTAGCTAATGTTTTTAATTACTTTGGATTAATAGGTCTAGGAGGTCAGATTCCTTTTACATTTTTTTCCGGAGACGCATTGGTAAGGCCTGAAGGATCAATATCATTTCCCTTGGGGGATGGAGACCTTACAGCGTTCTCTTCTGTAACAAGCTTAGTTGTTAGTAACAAGTCTTCTAGCGGGAACTTGGCTACCGAGTACATTAATTACTTAAATGCTGGTAACGTACTTATATATGACCTGTCTAACATAAACAACTTTGCTAAGTTCTCTGTAACGAGTATTGTGGTTAGACCTTTAGAGCCTACATTCTTTAATGTGTCTCTTACCTTTGTAGAGGGTAACGGTTCATTTGATCAAACAAGAACATATGGATTGATTGAATCAGGAGCTGCAATAAGTAACCACAACTCCCTTCAAAACATTGGAACAAACACGCATGTGCAGATTGATACGCACATAGCGGATACAACAAACCCGCACTCTGTAACTAAGGCTCAGGTAGGACTGAGTAATGCTGATAACACAAGTGATGCAAACAAACCTGTATCAACGGCTGCTCAGACGGCGTTGGATAGCAAGGTCGATGATGCACAGGTGCTTACTGATGTACCGTTAAACGCACTGTTTACTGATACTATTTATGATAGCACTGCGGTTGATGCACATATAGCGGATACAACAAACCCTCACTCTGTTACTAAGACTCAGGTGGGACTTGGTGATGCTGATAACACAAGTGATGTAGACAAACCTGTATCAACGGCTGCTCAAGCGGCGTTGGATTTGAAGATAAGCCTAACTGAGAAGGGAGCACCTAATGGTGTTGCTCAGCTTGACGGATCTGGGGTAGTTCTTTTATCTCAACTACCGTCTTATGTGGATGACGTGTTAGAGTACGCGGACTTAGCTTCGTTCCCTGCAACTGGGGAGGCTGGCAAGATATACGTAGCCACAGATACTAATAAGACATACAGGTGGTCTGGAACCGTATATGTTTATATAACATCAGGAGCTGTTGATTCGGTTGCTGGCAAGACTGGTGTTGTTACACTTGTTAAGGCTGACGTAGGGCTTGGTAACGTGGACAACACTACGGACTTACTGAAGCCTGTATCAACGGCTGCTCAAACGGCATTGGACGGTAAGGTTGATGATGCACAGGTATTGACAAATGTGCCTGGAGGGGCTTTGTTTACGGATACAACTGATCATGCGTCATTTTCAAACATTGGCGTAAAGACACACGCTACACTAGATAGCGAGGTAACGGCTAACAATGCTAAAGTGTCCAACGCTACGCATACGGGAGATGTAACAGGTTCTGGTGCATTAACTATTGCGGATGACGTTATTAGTTATGCCAAACTGGGAACAGAATTTACTACTGCTTTTACGGTAACTGGAACAAACTTAGATTTTGGTGCATATCAAGTTTTTACAAGAGTGTTATCTGGAACAGAGGTTCTTACAATTACTAATGCTGAAATCGGAGTGGTAAAGGACTTATATATGTCTGGAGGTACTGCTTTTTCTATTACTAACGGTATTTTATTAGTAGGAGATTATTCGGTTACGGCTACAACTAATCTAATTCAAATTGTAGCAAGGACTTCTTCTTCTTTTTACTATACAATAACTCCACAACCATAATATGAAAGCAATAGAAATTAACGGCAAAATTAGCGTAGTAAAACAACTACCCATAAACAAAACAATAGACGGCACTACAATCGTGGGATTTGGTAGGTTACCTAAAAAGGAACTTGAAGCACTAGGTTACTATGATTTCATAAAACCCTCAATAGACAGCGAAACACAATCATTGGGTAATGTTTACTTTGATGGTAAGGTATTTACAAGGGAAATTATAGACTTTGATTTCAATACTGTTAATACAGACGAAGATGGTGTTGAAACACCAGCTTATGATTTAGCAGCTAAAAAGAAGCAGATTATAGCAACCTTAAAGGGTATGTGTGGCAGTATGTTAAGCAGTACGGACTGGCAAGTTATAAGGCTATCAGAAAGAGGTATTGCCATAGATGAAGATGTATTGGCAGAAAGAGCAGAAGCAATAGCTAAGTGTGATGAAAAGGAAGCAGAAGTAAACGCACTTACAACTTACTTAGAAGCATTAAAATACAGTACTATATTCTTCCCTCCAACATTGGGTGAAAATGGAATGCCAATAAACTAAAACAGTTATATGATTAATTCAAGATTAATAAAATCAAATGATGCTGGTGGTGGTGTATGTACTTCTGATATTACGGATATATTTGGAGATAGCAGCGGAATAGCTTTATATCAATTAAACTGGGATGGCTCAGATATGAGTGGCAACTATGATGGTGTAGCTACTGATGTTTCTTTTGTTAATGGTCATATAGATAGCGCTGGTTCTTTTAATGGGAGTAGTAGTTATATTAATACACCAAACGTAATAAAAGATTTAGCAAGTGATAATTTCTCAATATCTATGTGGGTTAATGTAACAATTATCCCCGCGACTGGAGAGAGATATTTTTATTGCAATATGTCAAATTCTGCTTCAAGACTTATTTACTTGAAATTAAGTTCAAATGGAACTGTTGCATTGGATTGTCAAAATGGAGCAAGTCAAAGTATATCAACATCTACTACTGCTTTAGCATTAGGAACTTGGTATCATATATTAGGAACTTACTCAACATCTTTAGGCGGTAAAATATATGTAAATTCAGTTTTAGAAAACACATCTGCTTATATAACTTTAGATAGAGCAGCACATACTTTCACAGATATAGGTAAGTTTGCAATAGGATTAGGTGGTTATGTGAATAGTGAAATAGACCAAGTACGCATCTTCAATAAGGCAATATCAGCGGCAGAGGTATCTACCTTATACGCAGAGGCAGCTTGCGAAAAGACTTGCACAACAGATACTCCACAATTAGTACCAAACTGCATAGCTTACTACAAGTTAGATGGCAATGCTACAGATTCTAATGGCAGTGGAACTCTATACGATGGAACGGCTACTAATGTTAACTGGACACAAGGAAGGTTTGGTAGTGCTGGAGGGTTTAATGGTAGTACGAGTAAAATAACCATAAGTAGTATGTCTTCTTTAGGAATTTCTGATGTGAGAGCTGTTTCTGGATGGATTAAAACAACAACAACTGCCGCTGGAAATATGTTTAGTATTGGAAAAACTGGAAGCAGCAGTGGTTACGCTTGGTTTCAAGTAACAATTGAGTCTGATGGGAAATTGTCTGGAGGTTATACTTGGTCTAATGGTGGAACTAAAAATGGAAAAAAGACAAGTATTGTTGTTAATGATGGTAACTGGCATAATATTGTTTTTGTAACTTCTGGGGATTACGCAAACGGAGGGGGGGCTTTTTATATTGACGGACAAGAGGATACAAATTCTACTTTATTTAATACGGCAAACGGCGGTCAATCAACAATAACTGGTATTGCAACAATCGGCACTTATTCTGGTCAAAGTGCAAGTTTTTTCAACGGCTCAATAGACCAAGTTAAAATCTTCGACAGAGCCATAACAGCAGCAGAAGTAACAACGCTTTACAATGAGGTGCAATGCCCAAGTAATGCAAGTTTTAATACTGTTTTGTATGAGGGAGATAATAGCACAAGTAGAAATATTGGGGGTGCTGGTTTTCAGCCAGATATGGTTTGGGTTAAAAATAGAGACAGTAGTGGAGAAAATCACGCTTTAGCAGATACAGTTAGAGGCAATGGAGAAATAATATACCCTAATTTAACTAATGCAACAAATGGGTTTACTTATCTTACACCAGTAAATGAAGGGTTTGACATTACAACAAATAATAACAATGCAGCCAACAATAGCTACGTAGCTTGGTGTTGGAAAACTGGTGGTGCTGCTGTTACTAACACAGACGGCTCTATTACTTCTGAGGTGTCTGCTAATGTAGATGCTGGGTTTAGTGTTGTTAAATATACTGGTAATAGTTCTGCAAGCGGAACAATAGGACACGCTTTAACCGCTGCTCCTAATATTATTATAGTTAAAAATTTAGACAATGGGTCTGCTTTATGGTCTGTTTATAGTAGTGCTGTTGGTGCTTCTCAAGTAGGACACTTAAACTCTACTGCTGCTTTTTCTTCTTCTGGGGATTGGTTTTCAACAACACCCACAAGTTCTGTTTTTTCTGTTGGTAGTTCTGGAAGTGGTAGAACAAATAGCACAGCTCAAAACCACATAGCCTACTGCTTTCACTCAGTAGTTGGGTTTAGTAAGTTTGGGAGTTATATTGGGACTGGTACAAGTAATGATATAGATTTAGGTTTTAATCTTGGTTGGATTATGATTAAAAACGCTAGTCATACGAACCATTCTTGGAATATTGTAGACACTACAAGAAACACTGGCTCAAACTTAGATTTATATTTACAAGCAGATAATAATGGTTCAGAAGCAAGTACAACTATATGTTCTTTGATAACAAATGGATTTAATGTAAGTGGTAGTCAAGGTTTTAACAATGCTAATGGCGATACTTATATATATATGGCTTTTGCTAATCAATTTTAACTAACAAAAATGACTACTTCTGACCTTAAAATCGCTTTTATAAATGTTATAACACTAGGCTTTAATTTTATGCAAATAGACATAATATTAAAGATATTACTAACAGCGGTTGCTATTGGATACACAAGCCATAAATGGTATTTAATGTATAAAAATAAGAAATGAAAAACATAGTAGAAAGCTGGAAAACAACCTTACTAGGAATATTGGTTTTAATAGCTGCTATTACTTATATATTTATTGTTCAAGACAGTAAGGTTTTTCAGTTTGCTATACTATTAATTGTAGGTATTGGTTTCTTATTTGCACCAGATACTATAATTGATGGATTAAGGTCTGTAATAAAATCAAATAAAAATAAAAAATTTTAGCTCTATTTAGTACAAAAACGCATATAAATTAATTTAAAATTACAAATATATGCTAAATTGAATTATATGCAAAATAACATATACTTAAACCTATCTATATGATAATAATAGTTCAATTATTGATATTTATTTGGTTTATTGTTCACGCAATTAAACACGTGGGTGTGTTGCCGTCAATATCTGACCACTTCTATCACCCAAGGGTCAGCAAGGCATTCAAGGCGGCTATGTGGGTAATAGGTAGTCTATTCACTATTCAAGGAGATACGCTGCTGCATTATGCGGGGCTATTTCTTATAGGGGTGCCTATATTTGGTGACTTTAAAAGCAGATGGACACAGGCGTATCACTACTTATCAGCACTAGGTTTCTTTGTACTGGCTGGACTAGCCGCAGGAATTTGGGTGGCTGTCTCAAGCTTCTTAATAGTAGCCGCTGGATTTTTGCTGAGTGATAAGATAAATAACAGTCTGTACTACGCAGAGATACTGGCTATAGTAATAATTTGTATATTTGTGTATTAAATATAATCTAAAATGAGCTACATAAGAAAGATTAGTGTAGGTTCTGACTATAAGAACGCTATGCACTATATAGTCGGTCAATCAGTTATGGGGGGGACCTGTACAATTCACGAAATAATTTATAATAGATTAACCTCATCGGGCGGAATATGGGTCAAAAATGAGTATGGAGAAATCTATGAATGGAAGTTCTTAGATGGAATGCCTGTTATGGGAGAAAACAACTTGGACGCATTTTGAGGCCACGACACGCATATTTAATAGAGCCCGTAGGTGGAGAGTATAGCAACACGAAGTCATTGGCTGGATCCGATATTGTCGTAAACACTTCTATCGAGGATGCTAAGTATGTTAACAGACTAGGCGTTGTTCTTGAGGTTCCTATTAACCATAGAGAGAATATAAAGGTGGGGGACTTGGTTATTGTTCACCACAATGTATTTAGGACGCACCTTAACATGAGAGGTACTAAAACAAAAAGTAACGAATTCTTTAGAGCCAACACTTACTTGGTTACTACTGACAGAATATTTCTGTACGGTAGTCACAAGAAATGGTCAACGGTTAATGACTTTTGTTTTATACGCCCCTCATTAAAGGATCAAGACAGGTCATATACTCAAGTAGAAAAACTACAAGAAAATACAGGGACCGTCTACTTTGGAAATGAAACGCTTACTTCTGCTGATATACTGGTAGGTGATAAGGTTGGATTTACAAGAAACAGCGAGTATGAGTTTGAGATAGACGGAGAAAATCTTTACAGAATGCAAAACAGAGACATATGCTTAACAATTACGAGGACAAGGTAGAAAGAATAATAAAAGCAGGAGAAAGAGCAGTAGAAGAGCTTATTAAGGTTCTGCATTCTGAAATCATAACTGATGACCCTGATAAGGATATTACAGCAGACAAAATGAAGAACGCTGCGTCTGCTAAGAAGATGGCTCTTAATGATGCATTTGATATACTAAATAGAATTGAGTTAGAAAGAGATAAATTAAATGGAGCAGAAACAAAGCAAGACGACAAAATTAAAACATTTGCAGAAAGCAGAGGAAGAAAGTCTTTGTAAGGTTCTGACTGACCACCCAGCTACAAAAGCAAAAAAAAAAGAGTGGAAATATGGTTACGACAAGGAGTACGACCTAGTAATAATATCTAAGGACGGAACCCTTGGGGATGTCGTTGAGATAGAGAACCTAGTTATAGGTTTGCCTGCCCAGCCAAAGGACGTCTATAAGAAATCTCCAAATTCAAAGGAGCAGTACTGGGAGGCTTCTGAGTACCCAAAAGAGCTTAAGGATATTAAGACAATATTCCATTGGAACGAAAAGCCTGACGCGTTTAAAGCAAAGTGGACCCCATTTATAGACTCTGAGTTTGACAAGAGAGAGTTTGGGCATTGGTTCTACAACAACGGAACCCCTACATACATCTCTGGATCAAACTATATGTATCTTCAGTGGACAGTTATAGATGTCGGACACCCAGACTACAGGGAGTCGAACAGAGTGTTATGGTTGTTCTGGGAGGCCTGCAAAGCAGACGATAGATGTTACGGCATGGAGTACCTAAAGAACAGGCGTTCAGGGTTCTCTTTTATGTCATCATCGGAGACGGTCAACATAGCTACGGTTACGGCAGATGCTAGGTTTGGGATACTATCGAAGACGGGTCCAGACGCCAAGAAGATGTTCACGGACAAGGTGGTGCCTATATCAACAAAGTACCCGTTCTTTTTTAAGCCTATACAGGACGGTATGGATAAGCCAAAGACTGAGCTTGCCTATAGAGTTCCAGCATCAAAGCTAACAAGGAAGTCGATAGAACTCACCAACAACGTGGAAAAACTAGAAGGACTTGACACAAGTATTGACTGGAAGAACACTGGAGACAACTCATACGATGGGGAGAAGCTTAAGCTAATAATCCAGGATGAGTGTTATCATCCTGATACTTTAATTATGAACTCTGAAATGGATTTTGTTAAAGTCTATGATTTGTTTGTTGGAGATGAAGTTATAATTGAAGGCGGAGCAACTAAGAGGATCGTAAAAAAAACATATGGCAGTACGGATAGCTACTTAATAAAGCAACCATACGGAATAGATTATATCGTTACAGAAAATCATAGGCTAGTACTTAATGATTATAATAAAGGAGAAGTTATAATTACGGCTAAAGAGTTTTTTAATGCATCAAAGTTTAGAAAAAAACACCTAACTAGGATAACCTCCAAAGGTATTCAGTCTAAGGATATATTTGATGGCATGCCGCCGTATTTATTGGGGCTATGGCTTGGAGATGGAAGAAAAGGGTCAATGTCAATAATAATAAACCAAGATGAAGAACCAGAAATATTCCAATACCTAAGTCTTTTTTGTCAAGTAAATAAGCTTGATTTTTATATAAAAACAAGGGATGAATGCGTGGCTCACGTTGTTGAATTTAGAATAAAAAACTTTACGGAAGAATTAAAAAAAATAGGGGTAAGAAACAATAAGCATGTACCAGAGCAGTATATGAAGTCATCTATTGAAACTAGGCTACAAGTATTGGCTGGATTAATTGATACTGATGGGTACTCTGACAAAAAAAAAGGATGCATAGCCGTAGGCATGTCTAAGCAAATGATTGTTAATCAGATAAGATTACTAGCACTTTCTTGTGGATTATCCGCAAGTAACGTTAGGCACTCAATATCAAACTACAACACGGATGTCTATAAAGTATCCATATCTGGAGATCTTTCTATAATACCCATTTTGTCTGCAAAAAAATCATTTAAAAACTATAAGCCATGCTCAAGAGGAAGAAGAAACAAGGTTAGCATAGAGCATATAGGTATTTCTAAGTTTGTTGGTATTCAAGTTGACGGAATAAATGACAACGAAAGAAAATTAATACTTTCTGATTTTACTGTATCTATGAACTCTGCTAAATGGTTGGCCCCGTTTAACATAATAAATAACTGGGCCGTTGTTAAGACAACGCTAAGGCTTGGTAAGGTTATTGTAGGCAAGTGTATGATGGGATCAACCTCTAACGCAATGAGCAAGGGAGGGGCAAACTACAAAAAAATTGACAAAGACTCTGATGTCACAAAAAGGAATGCAAACGGACAAACTAAGTCAGGCCTATATTCTTTGTTTATTCCTATGGAGTGGAACTTTGAAGGCTTCATAGATGTGTACGGAATGCCCGTTTTTAGGAAACCAGAAAAAGAAGTTTTTGATTGTCTAGGGAATATAATAGATCAAGGGGTTCTTGATTTTTGGGAAAACGAAGTTGAGTCACTAAAGAATGACCCAGACGCTCTTAACGAGTTTTACAGACAGTTTCCCAGAACAAAGTCACATGCATTCAGGGATGAATCTAAGAATAGTTTATTTAATTTACAGAAAATATATGAGCAAATAGATTCTAACAACGGTCTAGAGACTCAGAGAATAATTCAAAAGGGAGACTTTTCTTGGCTTAATGGAGTAAAGGATACTAAGGTAATATGGACGCCTAGTAGTAGAGGAACATTTAATGTTTCTTGGATACCAGCGGAGTCTCAGCAGAACAATATACAGATAATAAATGGACAAAAACACCCTGGGAATGCTCATCTTGGATCATTTGGATGTGACAGCTACGACATATCAGGAGTTGTGGGCGGTGGTGGCTCTAATGGAGCCTTACATGGCCTGACTAAGGAGCACATAGATGACGCGCCTACTAATCAATTTTTCTTGGAGTATGTGGACAGACCTCAAACCGCAGAAATATTTTTTGAAAAAGTTCTTATGGCTTTAGTGTTTTATGGTATGCCAGTGCTTGCAGAGAACAATAAACCAAGACTTCTATATCATTTAAAGAACAGGGGCTACAGAGCCTTTAGTATAAACAGACCTGATAAGCACCGAAACGCACTTTCTCCTGCAGAGAAGGAGTTAGGCGGGATACCATCATCAACGGGAGTTATATCAATACATGCAGAGGCCATAGAGGCTTACATAGAATCCCATGTAGGGATGACTATTAATGGAACTGGGAATATGTACTTCTCAGACACATTGCAGGATTGGGCAAACTACGATATTTCTAACAGAACAAAGTTTGACGCTAGTGTTAGTTCTGGTTTTGCTATAATGGCTAACCATAAATACGTGGCTATTAACACAAATACTAGTACCGAAATTATTGTTAACTTTGCAAGATATAATAACAAAGGTTTTCTAAGCAAAAAGTATGAATAACTCAACTTCTTTCCCAAATCAGTTAGCCTCAGACAGTGAAAAAGAGTCCGAGGCATACGGTTTGTTGGTTGGTAGGGCGATTGAATCTGATTGGTTCAGAGGAGATGGACACTCTAGGTTTTACGAGAATAGAGGCACCTACCATGACCTTAGGCTATACGCTATGGGTGAGCAATCAGTACAAAAGTATAAGGACGAAATGAACCTGAGTGGTGACATATCGTACTTAAATATGGACTGGACACAGGTTCCTATTATACCTAAGTTTGTTGACGTTGTCGTTAACGGAATGTCGGATAGATTATTTGATGTAAGGGCTACGGCTGTGGATCCTATATCAACAGACAAGAGAGCAGAATACAGAAACAAAATACAGACGCAAGTTGTAAATAAAGAGATATTTGAAGAGATCGGAGCCATGCTTGGACAAAATATGTTCTCTGAGAATCCAGACAACTTGCCTGAGAATAGCGACGATATAGATCTTCATATGATACTTGACTACAAGGACTCTATTGAGATTGCTCAAGAAAAAGCTATAGAAGCGGTTTTCAAGATGAACGACTACTTTGAATTAAGAAGAAAACTAAATAAAGACGCCACCGTTCTTGGGATTCAAGTAGGTAAGCACTCATTCAATAGACACGATGGTATAGTTACGGAATATGTTGACCCTGAGAATTGGATACATAGCCCAACAGAAGACACAAATTTCAAGGACTGTTATTACTTTGGAGAGGTTAAAACAGTTAATGTTACAGAGATTAAAAAAATTAAGCCAGAGATAACAAAGGAGGAGTTGGAAGACATCTCTAAGTCATCTCAAGGATGGGCTCAACGTCAAGGAAACGGAGGTGAATCTTTTGACAAGAACACCACTACATTGCTTTATTTCTGTTACAAGACAGACAAGAATGTTGTATATAAGAAAAAAATAACAAGTTCAGGGGGAGAGAGGGTAATAAAGAGAGATGATTCATTTAACCCTGAGGAGAACGAGTCATTTGAAAGGCTGTCTAAAAAGATAGACGTGTGGTATGAAGGCGTAATGGTTTTAGGATCACAGAGCGTTCTTAAGTGGGACCTTATGAAGAACATGGTAAGACCTAAGTCTTCTATGCAAAAGCTTCACTCACCATATGTAGCATCCGCACCAAACATGTATAGGGGACGGATTGATTCGTTGGTAAAAAGAATGATTCCATTCGCAGACCAAATACAAATGACCCACCTTAAGCTACAGCAAATATCAGCAGGCATGAAACCTGATGGTGTTTACATAGACGTGGACGGACTATCCTCTATTAGTTTAGGCAAAGGACTTACTTATGGACCCAAGGAGGCATTAGACCTTTACTTTCAAACAGGATCTGTGATTGGTAGGTCACTTAACGAAATTGGTGAGTTTAACAATGGAAAGATACCTGTGCAAGAGCTTAATACCTCAGCATCTGGTTCTAAAATATCCTCTTTAATTAGCTTGTATAACTACAACCTTGATATGATAAGAGGGGTCACGGGTCTTAACGAGGCAAGGGACGGCAGTAGTCCGGATCCCAATGCACTTGTTGGTGTCCAGAAACTTGCGGCCTTAAACTCAAATACCGCAACTAGACACATTCAACAGTCAGGTTTATACGTGACTCAGAAGTTCGCTGAGTGCATTGCTTATAGAATGTCAGACGTTCTGGAGTATTCAGATATGTCAGAAGACTTTGCAAAAGCTATAGGAAGAGAGAGCATGGAGATAATAAGAGAGACAAAGGACTTGCACTTGCATGACTTTGCTATTTTTATTGAAATGCACCCAGACGCTGAAGAAAAAGAAATATTGGAAGGCAACATACAGATGTCATTAAAGGCTAATAAAATTGACATTGATGACGCTATTGACATTAGAATGGTAAGGAATTCTAAGGTGGCATCGCAGTTACTTAAGGTTCGTAAGAGAAGAAAAGAAAAGCTAGACAATAAGAGAGCCCAGGAAAATATTGCATTACAGTCAGAAGCAAATACCCAGTCAGCTTCGGTTGCGGAGCAAGGCAAGCAGCAGACGATTATGGCACAAGGAGAGGTTGATGCGAAGCTAATTCAGATGAAGGCTAAGTTCGATATGGAAAAAATGGACAAAGAGTTTATTTTAAAATCTCAGTTAATACAGATGCAGAACGGCTTTGATGCCCAAGTAAAAGGAGCTGAGATTCAAGTACAAAACAACAAAGAGGTATATAAGGAAGATAGAAAAGACCAAAGGACAGCCAAACAAGCCAGTCAGCAGTCTAAGATGATTAATCAAAGACAGCAGGATTTAGACCCTATTGACTTTGATGGATCAGACTCTATTAGCATATAAAAAAATATTATTATCTTTGCATTAATTATAAATCAAATCTATTATGGAAGAATTCACTTTTACAGCACTTGACGATAACGGAGACCCTATTGAGCCTAAACAAGTAGTACCCGAAGTAGTACCCGAAGTAGTACCCGAAGTAGTACCCGAAGTAGTACCCGAAGTAGTACATGAAGTAGTACCTGAGTTAGATGATAATAGCATATTGTCTTACTTTAAGGAGAAGCACGGTAAAGAGTACGCATCTATTGATGATGTTTTTAAGAAGCCTGAGGAGAAGACTATCCCGGAGGATGTGTCAAAGTACCTAGAGTATAAAAAAGAAACGGGGAGAGGATTTAGTGACTACCAAAACCTGCAAAAGGAGTGGAAAGATGTTAATGACTCTGATGTTCTTAAACAATATTACAAGGATTCTAAGCCACACTTAGATGATAGTGAAGTAAACTATTTACTTGAAGAATCCTTTTCTTACGACGAGGAATTGGATGATGAAAAAGATATTAAAAACAAGAAAATAGCAATAAAAGAAGAATTATACAAGGCTAGAAACCACTTTGAGGGTTTAAAGGAAAAGTATAAGACACCACTTGAGTCAAGTGATGTTTCTATTCCAGAAGACTACAAAGAGGCACATAGCTTCTATAATAAGTATAGAGAAGAGAGTGCAACGGAGCAAGGCTTATCAGAACAACGTTCTAGGTTTTTTGCTGAGAAGACAGACGCTTTATTCAGTGAGGAGTTCAAAGGTTTTGAATTTAACCTTGGTGATAAAAAAGCAGTCTTTGAGGTAGGGGATTTAGCATCAGTAAAGCAGTCGCAGTCTGACATCTCCAACTTTTTTAGTAGACATATAGATGACAAGGGATTCTTAAAAGACCCCAAATCATACCATAAAGAGATCTTTGCAGCAACAAATGTCGATAAAATAGCCAAGCATTTTTACGATCAGGGCTTATCGGATGCTACAAAGAACTTAATTAAGGATACTAAGAATATTGATATGGATGTTAGGTCTAGTGCGGATGTTGATGCTAAGAAGACAGTTTACCAGGCTCTTGAATCGGAGGACAATTACTCTATGAAAATTAAAAAACGAACCTAAAAAAAAATAAACTATGGCAGTAACAATGTCTGGAACCGGTGGTGCATTAACCCCCGCTCCAACAAAATCAACACTCTCAACCAATTATATTGGTTCAAGCATTGAGTTTACATCTCAGTACTTACCAGATTTGTATGAGAAAGAATTCGAGAAGTATGGAAATCGTTCCGTAGCATCGTTTTTAAGAATGGCGAGTGCAGAGATGCCTTTCTCTTCTGATATTATACAGTGGGCTGAGCAAGGTAGACTTCACTTAGCAGTGACTGGTGCTACAAGAACAGCCGACGTAATAACCTCTGCGGCTCACCCTTTTAGAGTGAATCAAACAGTTATTATTAATGACGGAACAGACCAAGACAAAGCTCTTGTAACAGCGGTAACGGCAAACACATTTGATGTAGTGTCTTACTCTGGTGCAAACTTAAACGCTGACATCGCAACCTCTGGATTAAAGGTCTACGCATTTGGTTCTGAATTCAAGAAAGGTACATCAGGAATGGCTGGATCTTTAGAGGCCGCTAAGGACATTCGCTCAACTACTCCTATCATATTGAAGGATAAGTACGAGGTGAACGGTTCTGACATGGCACAGATCGGATGGATTATGGTAACTACTGAGAAAGGAACTTCTGGATACCTATGGTATCTTAAGTCTGAGCACGAGACAAGATTACGTTTCGAGGATTACTTAGAGACATCAATGATTGAAGGAGAGCCTGCTGTTGCTGGTTCTGGAGCTAAAGCTGCAGGTTACAACGGTACAAAGGGTCTATTCTACGAGGTGGCTAACAGAGGTAACATTGCTACTGGATCTATTGCTGACAAGAGCGATATTGAGGACATTATCAAGATTCTTGATAAAGAAGGAGCTATTCAAGAGAACGTAATCTTTAACAACAGAGCCAAGTCTTTCGAGATTGACAATGTTCTTGCTGGATTAAACAACTTTGGATCTGCTGGTGCGTCATTTGGTCTATTTGACAATGACGAGAACACTGCTTTATCTTTAGGCTTTAAAGGCTTTAACCTTGGTTATGACTTTTACAAGACTGACTGGAAGTACTTAAACGACCCAACAACTGGTGGTATATCTACTGGTGTTGACGGATTAATTGTTCCGGTTGGATCTAAGACTATCTACGACGAGGTATTAGGAAAGAACGCAACACTTCCTTTCTTGCACGTTAAATTCAGAAAGTCAGAGGCTGAAGACAGAAAGTACAAGTCTTGGGTTGTAGGTGGTGCCGGTGGTGCTTCTAACAGTGACCTTGATGCTATGCAGGTAAACTTCTTGTCTGAAAGGGCTTTATGTGTACTTGGAGCAAACAACTTCGTAATTCTGAAGTAGTAATACTTAAAATAGGGGTGGGATACACTCACCCCTTTTTTTTAATATAAATTCAATCGTAAATAAAATGGCAGTAAAGAAAGCAGTAACCCATACGTGGGAACAAAGAGATCGTTTGTATGTACTTAAGAATGGATCAACGCCTAACAACTTAATCTTAAGGTCTAGGCATAGCAACAACAAACCACTACAATATTTTGACGGAAAAATACAAAGAGCCATGCGTTACGCAACGAACCAGGTTTCTGTGTTTATGGACGAACAGTCAGGTGATGTAACCCTTCCGGCTATTATATTTGAAAATGGAAAGTTGTTTGTATCACAACAAGACATCTTACTACAAAAGTTTTTATCTATTTATCACCCAGATCTTGGTAAGGTCTTTATTGAGTTCGACGCATCTAAAGTAGCGGAGGACGAGGTTATTAGTATTGATTTGCAGCTTGATGCTATGAATTTGGCTAGAGATATGGAAATTGATGAATTAGAAGCAATCGCAAGGGTTGTACTTAGAAGCAGGGTCAATGATATGAGTACTGCAGAAATAAAGAGAGACATGCGTAACTACGCAAGAAAGAACCCAAAGGAGTTTATGAATATCGCAAATGACGAGAACATTAAGCTTCGTAACGTAGCCATTAGAGCTGTAGAAGAGGGTTTATTGTTTGTACATGATGACGGAGCAACTGTGTCGTGGGCAGATTCAAAAGAAGAGAAAATAATTATAGCGCCCTTCGGACAAAATGTTTATAGTGAGTTGGCTAAATTCTTCAAGACCGACGAAGGTCTTAACGTAATGCAAGCTATCGTTAATAAACTATAGAGGCACGATTGTTTTTTTTATGAAAAGGGTGGTCTTAACTGGCTTCCCTTTTTTTTTGTATTTTTGTATGAAATAAAACAACAATGATAAACAACGTTAGGAACACTGTCTTGACTATACTTAATAAGGAAAACAGAGGATATTTAACCCCTGAGCAGTTCACATTATTTGCGATATACGCTCAACAAAATATATTTAACCTTTACTTTTCGGAGTACGCAAGGATGGTGTCCTTAAAAAACGCAAGACGATTAGGCTCGGACTACGGAGATAGAGTTAAAGAACTACAAGCTAAAATAGACCCGTTCACCGTATCTGTTAATATATCCAAGTCAGGCACATCATACCCTAAGCCAAGCGATTTGTTTAAGCCATTATCCGTTAGATACAATGGAACGCTCGTCGATCCGTTACCTATTTCTAAGGAGGTGTATATGGATGCAGCTAATCTTAACGGACCAAGTGCTACTTACCCTGTTTATGTAGACAAGAACAACGCATATACGCTTAAGCCAAGTACCTTGTCTGGAGCCTTAGAGTTAATATATATAAAAAATCCATCAGAGCCAAAGTGGACATATACCACTATTGGAGAGGATCCTATATTTAATCCAAGTGCATCGGACTATAAAGACTTTGAGTTAAATTCTAGCTCAGAAACTGAGTTGGTGTTAGAAATATGCAAACTCGCTGGCATAACTATTAGAGAGGCAGATATTACTCAGGCGGCTATTGGCCTGGATTCACAAAATACACAAAAGGATAACTAATGGCTACATCAGATAAAGACTATTACGAAAACGCATCGAACTGGGGGGAAGACCAGTACGTGACTTTAAATAACGTCATCAACAATTTTATGGTAATAAATGTTGGAGATAACAAGATAATAAACGACGTTGATAGATCCGACATTATATTTCACGCAAAAAGAGGCCTACAGGAGCTACACTACGACGCTCTAAAGGAGGTTCAGGCAATAGAGATTGAAATGCCCGACGACTTGCAGATAATCCTTCCAAGGGACTGTGTGAGTGTAATAGATATATCATGGGCTGATTTAAACGGGAGGTTGCATCCAATGACCACAAGCAGGGATATGGCGGTAATAAATAAGGCGTTCTTACAGGATAGTACCGGTGAGATACTATTTGACAGCGAAGACAATGCTTTGCAGGGGACACCTCTTACTGATATACGTAACATTGATTCTGTAGTGAGTGATGATCAGGAGGTGAGTGTAAGAGCTCTTCGAGACGAGAACATAGGGGCAAGGTTCGGGATGGACACCTCAAGAGCAAATATAAATGGAACTTACAACATAAACAAATCTCTAGGGCTTGTTAGGTTTAGCTCAGACGTTGCAGATAAATTAATTGTTCTTCAGTATATTTCTGATGGACTATCCAACGTGGAGGAGTCAAGCATTAATGTGCACAAGTTTGCAGAGGATTACTTATATAAATACATACTATACGAAGTTGTAAAAGGTAAATTTGGGATACAAGAGTATATAGTAACCAGGACCAAAAAAGAGTGGTTTGCTGCAATGAAAAACACAAAAATAAGAATGATGGACATTCACCCAATGGACATGGTTCAAGCACTAAGGGGCAAAAACAAGTGGATTAAATAATGAAAATAAGGAACCTATTTACTGCTGGAACAATGAACAAGGATCTTGACGAGAGACTTGTGCCTAATGGAAGTTTTAAGGATGCACTAAACCTTAGAGTGTCTAGCTCTGCTGGATCAGACGTTGGCGCCGCAGAGAATGCATTATCAAATAAGCCAGTTACCGCTCTATCACTTGGAGACAACCCTAAGGCTATAGGGATGGTGTCAGATAACATGGACTCAACTATGTATTGGTGTGTAGTATCCGATAGCGGCTGCTTTGTTTGTGAGTTCAATTCTTCATCTGTACAATCAGAGATTATTTTGTCAGACAATAGGGTTGACAATTTGCTTGGATTCAAGGCTAACAGGTTTGTAGACATGTCTGTGATAAACGACGCAGAGAACGGTAAAAAGTTCCTAATATTAACTGATGGTTTTTCTGAGCCCAAATACTTCAACATATCAGATGCTAAGGCATTATTAAACAACTCCTTTGACTTAGCTGATATAATGCTGATAAAGGCACCGCCTCTATATGCTCCCACCCTTACGTTGGTTGAAACAAACGATGGAGAAAATAACATAATAGATAAGTTTTACTCATTCTCTTATAGGTACGTGTACAGCAATAATGAGACGAGTGCATTGTCCCCGTTCTCTGAGTTTGCATTCTTTCCGGGTGAATTTAGGTACGACTACAATTCAGGAAACAACAAGTCAATGTTCAACAACAAGAACAAGGTTGATGTTACGGTTAATACAGGAGGTGCCAATGTAAAAACATTAGAAATAGTAGTAAAAGAATCAGACACAAATAATTACTTTATAGTAGAGAAAATAAATAAACTAGATAAGTCTCTTGACAATGATGTCTCTTACTTATTTGGATTTACCAATAACAAGGTCTTTAGAGTTCTTGATGCCGCACAGACTCTTAGAGTATATGACAATGTCCCTGTAACGGCTAAGGTAGTGGACGTAATAGGAAATAGATTGCTATTTGGAAACTACGGTGATGGATACAACTTAACAAATGGATCAGATACAGTGGTTCCTAATTTTTCCCTATCAAGAAGCGCCTCTACGGGTGTGTCTGGGGTTTCTCATAAGTCCATTAAATCAAACACAGACTACGAGGTGGGTATTTCTTATCTTGACGGTAAAGGTAGAATGACTACTCCTCTTACTAGTCAAGGCAACACGGTACACGTGCCTATTTTTGACTCAAACAAAAAAAATACTCTCTCTGTTGAGCTGGCTTCAAAAGCACCAGATTGGGCTAAAAAATATAGGTTTTTTGTAAAACAAAGCAGGAATGATTACGACGTTATATCTCCTATTAGGTTTTATGGTGACGGAGCTTTTTCTTGGATAAAAATAGAGGGAGAGGACGTTAACAAGGTTAATAAGGGAGATTTTTTATTTGTAAAATCAGACACATCAGGAATAAAAAACAAACAATTAAAAATAAAGGTATTAGACGCTAGTATAAAAGAGAGAAATTTCTTGGAAGATGCATCTGAAACCAATACATTACAGGAAAGCGGAAACTACATAAAGGTTAGCACTGAGGAAATTTCTCTAGATGACACCTCTATCACTTCGTTTGATTATGAGGGATATGCCTTTAGATCAGATGGAACTGGTAATGATTTTGAAGGAAACCAGTCATACATAGAGCCTACTATATTTTACGGCAATGGTCTTGATGACTTGTCAGTAACAGGTACGTATTCTGGGTCTACCGACATTAGGTATCAGATTAAAATAATAAATACAGGGACTCCCGATAAGTTTAAGTGGAGAATATTTGATTGCGAGGATAATACTGTTGGGTCTTGGAACGATAACAGCGGCAATGGTATTGATGCAGGAGCAGCCACCTCGCTAGGCAATGGGGTATCTATATCTATGGCGTCTACAGGTCACACATCAAACGACAGATGGGTTGTTAATTGCAAGTCTCTTAGTAGAGCAGATCAATGGGACAAGGGAGGAACCGTTAGTTCGGATGGAAGAAGGGCTATAATGAATTACAAGTGCAAGGAGTCTACAGATGAATCTATAAAGATTGGTGCGGTTATAAGCATTGAATATGACGACTCTAAATCTGAAAAGAACGTAGACAATAAGTCTGGATATGTTTTCCAACAGTTTACATCAGGTTCTAGCTATAGCAATTTACAGGAGTGGTTTTGGGAAGAGGATATTTTATCTAAAATGTCATACCCAGAAGATTCGTCCGACATCATGTTTAGAAGAGGAGATATTTCTGTTAACCTTGAAAAGCTAACAATAAACCCTACAGGGGATTTGTTTATGTCCATTCTTTCTCCTTGCAACTACACGGGTAGCAGGAATGAAAGCATAAGAATAGATATTGACCTTAAGATACTTGAGTTAGACAACCCAATAATTTTTGAAACAGACTACAAGAATTCAGAGAGCGAGGCTTTTTATGAGATGCCTTATACTTACAATATAGACGATTACGGGAATCACTTAGGGGATACCGACCA